TGAGTTATCGATTCGTGATCTGATACCTCTAGATTTAGAAGTATATCGATCATTGTGTCGACGCCAACAGAACCGCCAAGACCGGAATAAACATCGGTTTCAGATTCTAGCCAAGACTTAAATGTTACCGGACTTACTATATCAAGCTTTGTAGCATGATGGTAGGCCAGTAGAGCCTTATAGAATTCGTTGATACCGACCTGATTAGTTGGTAATCCAACTATTTCTTCTGGTAGATTTATATCAAAGAACTCAATTGAGCCAGGGTTTCTGAGCGATAAAGCAAATACTTGATACTCAACTGGGTACTGCGGAGATTCACTTGTCGTTTCGTCTTGCATCTTTTCTTCGTTCTTTTATCTGCTTGTAATACTTTTTGCTGTTCTCTGAACGTATTTTTTTAGCCTTTTGATAGGCTGGGCTTTCCTTGATACTTGGTTTTTTGAACTTACTTTTTTCCTCTGTCGGAACTGGGCTCTGTCTTATTGCGCTAAGGATTCTATCATAAACGACATCTTCATTTATGTTGTCATTGTATCTAAACACGACTAAAGCAATACCATTTGCCTTACAGAGTTCTATTTTCTTTTCGTCTCTTTTTTGGGCTTCTAAGAATTCTTCTTTTGATTCAAAGAATAAAGGACTGTACTTAAAATGTTGTATTCCATGAAATTCAAGAGCAAGTTTATATTTTGGACAATACACGTCAAGCTTAAGCCTATCACCAATATGATGTTCATTGATTACCGTTTCTCCTGGCAAAAGCTTTTTGACGATACTAGTCAATATTGTTTGTCCTTTGGACATCTTTCTTCTATGATCCTTGACCCACGATAGGCCAAGTTTCTTAATTGTTACATTAAGTTCATTAAGAGAAATGTCCAAAGAACTAGCAATTTCTGATAGCGACTTATCGCTCTCAAAAAGAAGATGTATTAGATACTGCTTGTCAGATAATTCATCTCTTCTATTTCTTGATGTCATTTTGTCTTGCCACATTCTTGACGACGTTTAAAGTTCTACCAAGATCGAGCACTGAGAGATTAGTTGCATCCCATATTCTTGGGGCAAGAGCTGCTCCAAGCATCGGGCAATCGAGCACGCAAAGATAGGCATCTGACTCATGCTCCTTCACTGAAGCCACAATTGAATCTATTCTAGAATAGAAATCATTGTAGGGAACATTGATCAACTTTGAATCATGAGAGAAGTGTCTGCTTATATGAGACTCTGCTTGGAACGAGACTATTATTGACTTTGTATTTCTTACATACCAGTTCATAAAAGTCTTAAATATATCAATGTTAGTATTGATATAGCTCTCCAAGAAACCTGGGTCGTACACGTGATCTAACTTTACGCCAACCTTTTCTAACTTTGGAAGCGCAGAGTATGCTAGATCATTTTGTATTGCCTTTATAAATGACTTATCTTTTTTTTGGAGTCCATCAAGTACAGACTTTGTAAACGACTTTGGTGGCTTTTTCTCATCACCAATTTCATTCAAAACCGACATTATTGCTGATCTAGTATATGTTACAAATGCAAACTTTTGCTTTGTCTCAAGCAAGTAAGTAACATGATTGATTGTGTCTTTTGCGTTGTAGGTTTTCATATCCCGAAATTACCCCAGTTAATAAGAATTGGATTTGGATCTATAATTGATTCTATGTGCTTTATATTATGGAATTCGCCCTTGTCTAAATTCATGTATCTCATATATTTATTCTGCTTGTCAGCATCATTTACATAGCCCAAGTGCTGCATTATCAGCCCTGAGTTTAGCCAGTAGTTTCTTCTTCTTATATCGTCAACTACATAGGTTGGCTCTGAACCACAAGCTAGCTTTCTATCAAGAAACTTTCCATTCAGTTTAAATCTGAATATTCTTGAGCTATTGTTTGGAGCCCAAAGCTTATCCACTCTATACTGTGAATTATTCCACATATGATAAAATCTGACGTTTACAACATCAAATGGCGACTTATCTAGCACGCTTTTTATATCGTGATTACCAACATCATTGGCGTTGTAGAGCATCTCATCGCAATCTATTGCGATAATCCAGTCTCCTTCATTAGCATGATTCTCTAAGTGAGACCAAGCCTTGGCTCTAAGTAAGCCTTCATTGTAAGAGAATAATGGCTCTTCATTTCTATATACAGAGCAGTAACCAGATGCTATTTCTGGCGTCTCATCCGTTGAACAATCATCGGTAAAAACGATGTGATCAACCTGAGTCTTTAGTCTCTTAAGAACATCTTCTAAAAATCTGGAAGATTCATTTCTTCCAACCATCTGCGCAATTATCATTTTTGCTCCTAAATGGAGAATCTGGGGTTAGATAGACCTAAGTCTACCCAACCCCAGATTACGGTTACTCTGCCAGCTTGCTAATTTCCTTCTGGGCCTGAGCCGAGGAAATACGCTCGATATCGGTTGCCGTGAAGAGCACCTCGCCAGCAGCATTTCTGCGACCAGCGGCGACCTTCTCAGCCTCCTGCTTGTTCTTTGCCTTCACAAGAACCGTTGTGGTAACTGCGAAGTAGTTGAACTTGTTCTCTGACATTATTATTCCTTCCGTTATTTTTCTGATGGATATGTACTGGATATGTATTCTACAGCCTCTTCTAGTGTGAATGCAACTTTTGTTGCAAGAAACTGCAGATATATTCTATGTGATATCTCTTTTGCTGCCCAAACAATAATTGGCTGATTATGCAGATGTGCCCAAGTCATTTCGTAATCCGTTCCAATATAAGCTCTATTCAAAATAGTGTACTCTACAAGAAGTAGGTCACACTTTTTCTGTAGAAAAGTATTTTTTGCGACGATCTCTTTAGGATCACAATCCTGCTCCTCTAGTGCATAGTCTAGAGGATTAACTGGTTTAAACCCAGCATTTGATAACAGGAGGGATGCTTTTTCTCTCCAGGAATACTTATAATCATCTACATCTTCTATCGCTCCGGATAGAAAAACTCTTGTCTGCATTTTTATTTATCTTTCTACGCTGGCCAATAATATTCTAAATTATCTGGTTCACTAAAATACTTTGAGTAATAGAAAAAATCTTTTCTTAAGAGATTTGATCTATGTGATCTGTGAAATTCATCTGAACCAAACCATGGTGGCAGAATCAAATCAGAATAAGTCACATCTTCAAACTTCATTGTATTTTTATAGCCTCTGTCAATCCACTCTCTAATTGTGTAATTTTGGTAGAGCTTTAATGCTTCTTCATATCCAGACCACATTTTTGTAACTGGATGATTTCTCCAACCTTTTGTTTCAGTTCTATCCAAAAGAATATTTAGAACCTGAAACGTCTCGACGCGTTGTTTGCCTAAACGCTTATAGTCAAGTACTTGAACGGATTTTTTAAAGTCAGGGTACGGAAGAAATGTTTGCACTACTTGTCTTTCTTAAATTCATTGAATGTTTTATCGCCTACACCAAAGTATTCACGAGCTAAACCAGAAGCAACTATATCAGAGTTTAGACAGTTTCCACTAGCATCCCAAACTCTAGCTAGCACTCTTCCATACTTTTCATTCTTATCTATGATGGTTTCTATTTTTACTTTATGATTGGCTTTTGTCAGCCATTGATCAGTAAACTCTTTAGCTGCAAGACCCATCTTCTTTTCCTCTAAGTTAGATGTTCTACTTTCTGGGGTATTAACTCCATAAAGTCTTACTCTTGCTTTTCTAAAAGTATCAAAGCCAAGATCAATCATAATATCGAATGTATCTCCATCAATTGTTTTCTTAACTTCTGCATTATATATCCATGGGTTTAGTTTATCTGCCATATTAGTCTCTTTCTATACCTAGGTGATCGCATGCTTTGCGAAATATTTCTCTGCTTATTGGGAACATTGCATCTGCATGACTGTATCCCTCTGTTGGCTTTGGCGATGACGCATGCCAGCTGTGACCAATGGAAACAGATCCGTCATATACAACATTATATCCAAGATGTCTTGCAAAATACGAACACCAAGTTTCTTCGTAATAATGAGGTGTCGGGAGAAATGCGCCGATTGCATCTGGATAAAGTTCTCTATATTTTGGATGATTAGTTAGCGTATTCCATACTTCTCTTCTAATAAAGTAAGCTGATCCAGAGATCGTGACGCAATCTATTCTGTCTCTAAACATCATATCACTAGGATCATTTATCATCCAGCCTCTGTGCTTTGGCTTTGTATTTGTCCCAATGATTCCTGCATGAGTTATATATCCACTCTCTGCTCTTTGTTTTGGTCCAAGAATGTGTATATTCGGATTTTCGTCAAATATATTTTGAATTTTTAGGACATCATTGCTTGTCATCCAAACGTCTGCATTTAGAAGCCCAATAATATCTCCATTGGAGTAATCAGCCATCATATTGCATGCGGCGGAGTAGCCAATGTTTTCATTGTTCCATCCACCAGAAATTCTATATGAGTCCTTAAGGGAATCAAGCCATTCCCATGATCCGTCTGTAGATCCATTGTCTGATATATAGAGGCTCCACAAATTCGGATTAGTTACATCAGAGTGAAGCGTATCGAGAAATCTCTTAAGCTTATCTTTTGTATTATAGTTTACAACACATAGATCAATCATATTACTTTTCTCCCAGAAATTGTAATCTCAAAAGAGTCTAGTGGAGAAAAACCCATCTCAACAAACTCTATGAACTCTTCCTTTGCTGCTTGCAAAGAGGCCTTTGTTATGAAGAATTCATCAAGTCTAGAGAAGTATTGATCTAGGTTTGGTTTAGATACTGGCTCTCTATAGTCGATGAAAGAATCAAAGCTTCTCTTCACTACAAAGCCAACTGCAAATCCAACAACAACGCACCCTAAAATGATTTTAGCGTGATTACCATTCATCACCATCTCCATTGATAGAACCAGTAAATAGATTGGCAAAAGCCTCATTGAGCTTATCTAATATTGCAATGAGAACTTCTCTCTCTGATTCTACCTTAGCAGATCTGAGCAGGTCTGCGTACGTTTTTTGGATGTGCATAAATGTTTCTATGTCGTCAACCATATATGATTGATTGACATTCAACTTTATATTGACTTTTTTCTTTTCGTTCGTTTTCTTACTCATTTTGCTTTTTCTCTTTTAGCTCTGCGTTTAATACTTCTTCGTCTGGAAGTCTATGAACCGATATTTCCTCTGTGTCCGGCTCATAGCTTATAAAGAGTACTCTTTTATCCTCTAGCTTACAACCTTCTGGTGGAGGTGATTCTAGCGCAATCTTCTTTGAGGCAGATCCATAGACCTGACTAGAGTTCTTATAAAAGACTACATAATTCAGTTTGCCAGCAGCCATTACTTCCCCAAAAGAGCATACAAGGAAACCGGGTATATATCTTTAATAAGTGAATGCACTGCTTTAGCATACTCTTGAATCTCAACCTGAGAGTCCTCTGATAGTCTCTGATTCAAGAACAGGGCAACAGACTGTAAACTGCAAGACCATCTATATGACAGATACATTCCATAAGCTGGAAGAAATAATCTAGCCTGCTCTGGAGCTATTCCGTTTTCTAGGGCCATGTTATAGAGTGACTCACACTTGTCAATTAACTGACTTAACTCAGTAGTAAGAAGTGAGCCGATCCATGAACCAGCTATCCCAGATGAGCCCTGCTTTTTGTCTTCTGCTGCTAGTCTCCATTCCTCAGAGTTGGGAATATAAAATTCTGGATCCATAGTCACATATCTTCTAGATGACTCATTCCACGCATCCATAGTATGGTCTGATCCAACAACATACTTCCAGTGCTGTCTAGCTACCATGAGTGGCGCATAGAACTCAAATGTAATGAATGCATGTCTGAAAGGAGACATGTGATTCTCTCTCGCTAAGAAGTCAATGAGTCTTGCATCTGATTTAGAGAACTCATCTGACTCCTTAGCGAAGGAGGCCCTAGCTGCATTGACTATGGATAAGTCAGACCCCATATGATCAACGAGTCTAACGTAACCCTTGTCTAGAACATTTATTTTGTTTTCGTTTTCCATGCGGAAAATTATATCACCTATTTGTTCGATGTGTTGTCTTTTATGAACTTGATCTCACACGAGTCTGTGGTGCAGTATCTTTCGCCAATGGCATCAGATGCTAACCCACCATAAACTCCAGTTAAATCAATAGGGAATAACTTCTTTGAATTCTCCACATACTCCTCTTCGCTTATCTGTGTGTAGGGCATTTGTGGATACGTGTCGTTTCCGCTTGGTAGGAATGAAACAGTTTTTAGCTGGCCGTCATACATGTGCAGAACAGTTCCAACATACTGTGCTTCCTTATCCTTATCAAAAGAAATAGTTACAGAAACAGAGTTATCTGACCAGTATCTCTGCACAGCTGCAGCAAGAGCCATCTTTTCAAAGATGGTTACATCTTTCTCTGCTCTTTCCGCATTTGATTTGATTGGGAAATACACAACAGATGTTGTATCTGGCGATTCAGATGCTGGCTCAATTCTGTAATTTGCCATTCTAAACAGCGGCAACATTGGATCGTCATTTGAGAATCTAATAGTTCTATTGAAGAACTTGCCACCAGGTGTCCAGTGAACTCCAGGAGATTCTCCAGCAAGAATTGACACCGTTCCAGAAGGCTTTACTGTTGTCATCTTAATTGACTCTCTAATACCAAGCCACTCAGAGTAGATGTTGTCATATCTTTGAACCGTTCTGTAACCCTGGTCCATCCACTCTCTTAG